GTTGAGCACACCTTATCTCATTCAACTCGTCAAGAATAGGACGTAACTCAGCAGCTCTTTCAGCACGGCTATTAGCAGCAGTTAATTGAGCTGTAAGAGTAGCGACTTTATCTTGTAAAGCAGTTGTTTCTAATACATTAATCTTATCAATTATCGTTTGAGTTTGATTCTACAAATCTCTTGACAATTGATTTGTTTGTGCTTGAGTAGCATAAGCTGCAGCAGAGAAACCTGACTGTATACCATTAGCCAATTCATCCATTCTGGTTGTAATAGCATTAGTATTAGTTAAATCTCTCAACTGACCTTCATAACCCATTGTGGTAACAAGTTGCTTGTTTTCGCAGCAACATGTAGCAATTTGCTGAACCAAATCTTTATTACCCAAAAGCACTGAGTTTATAATACCTTGAGCATTCATACCATTGTTAGCACCTACTAAAGCAATAGATTCTTTAATAGAACTAATTGCGCTACCAAGAGTAGCAACACCTACATTAAGGTTTCCAGCAAGATCAGAAAGAGCTTTACCATTACCCTGAATAGCAGCAAATGCTAAATCGTTATTATGATTTGTATTAATGGTATCTTGTAACGTTGCTATGGCACGAGAGTTATAACTTTCTCCATTACCATCACCATTACCACCGAAGAAACCATTACGGAACATCATCATCCAAACCATATAGATCCCATTATATTACAAATATACCGTTTCCGTATACTCTCTCTGTATTTCTACAGAGTTTAGACTATATCATACATCTTTCGATGCCCTTGCACTTCGAATTCACTTGAATCCTACTCTACTCATTTTTCATTTTCGATAGTCGTTGAACTTTTCTCAATTTCTTGAGACTTAGCTGCTGATAGTCCCGAAGGATGTCCCAGCAATTCACAAGGTTTTAAATCCGCAGGTCGTGTCCATAAAAATCCATGATAACATTTATTTTTATTAAGTACTCTTAGAATATTACTAGCTATCCATCCTGTTTTTTCAGCAGCATCACCGCTTCCAAAATAAATATTAATGATTTTGTTTGTATTAGGATCAATCTAATTTATAACTCCTTTAAAAACTGGAGAATCAGCGCCTTTAATACCATACATAGGATTATTTTTTCCTTTACTGTTTTTACCTAATATGTTAATTTTATGCTACTAATTTTCTTTATTAGATACCCATTCTAAATTAGAATAGTTATTATTTTCTTTATTTCCGTCTATATGATTTACCTAATTTTTTACATCAGAGCGGCCTTCACAAAAATAATAAGCGACTATTCTATGAATATAAAACCATCTAGTTCCAATGATAAGTCCTATTTTCACTTTACAATATCCTGAAGCATCTAATTTATAAGGAATAATTTCATTATTATACCTAATAATACCTAAGTTTGATACAGTATATTTATTATCTGTATCCGCTATAAATTTTATTATTTCTTTCATAAGTTATATAATTTTAAATTTCTACAAAGTAGAAATAAAAATTATAATAATATTATCAAGTAAATGACACTAAATTTTACGGATTGTTCCAAGCACCATTCATGCCACCATTCATTAAAGCAGCTGTAGTCAAAGCATTATTACTATTTCCACCGTCTGGAACCATAAATACTTTACTTGTGTCCATATTTAATACTTTTTAAATGTTAATAAAAATTGAAACTATTTATATCATCGATGATATGTAATAATAGTATTAAAAAGGTCACTTTGAATTTAATAGATAAAATATTTTATCGCAAGTAAAAGTATATATACAAAAAAAGCAGAACTCGATTTTTATCGAATTCTGCTTCGTCAAATATTACTTAGATAAGTAAAATATTATAATTTTTCTATATACTTTAAAATGCCTTTAACATGTAAATCAATAATTGCTTTCTTACCTTCATCACTTAAAAGAAATTGTACATCTTTTTTATTATCCATAAAGAAATTCTCAGTAAGAACACATGCACAATTAGATTGTTTTAAAATCCAAAAATTAGATTCATAATCTCTATCTCCATCTGTTTTATCTGTACGCACTTTCATATTATATTTAGGAAGAATCTCTTCAGCAGCATCATATAAACATTCAGATAACTTATCACTTACTGTCCTACCTTTAGTAGTCCAAGCAGACCAACCTGTTGCGTTATACCAATCTCCATTACCTGCAGCATTCACATGTACTGATATTAAAAAAGAAACTATTCCATCTAATTTCAAATCTCTATGCTTAATATTTACCCTATTAGTTCTTATAACTAAATCTTTAGAATCATTTTTTGCTCCAGGAGCATAACCAACTTCAGGATGTGTATTCCAGTGAGAAATACCTAATTTGTCTAACTCTTCTTCAATACCTTTTACAATTTCTCTATTATAAAGATATTCTTTTAAAGTTCCATCAGGAGATTTTTTACCTGGAGTAACATCACAATGACCAGCGTCTAAAAAAACACAAACTTTATTTTTTTCCATATTTATAAAAAATCAACATAACGATACTCATCTGTTACAAATTCCACTTTTCTAAATTTACCTAATTTCTTCCATAACCAAGGTATAGGTAATAGAATTCTTAAATCTCTTCCATCTAAAGGATTAAAATACTATTTACAAATTCGAGAATCAAAATCTGGATCTGCTTCCTACAGAAAAGAATACTTAACTTTAAAAATATTTGCGTCATCTCCATATTTTACGGCAACAGCACCATAACGCAACATTTGAAAATCTTGTTTACAAATATTTACAAAGTTTAAAAAAGCTTCTTTTTTATCACCATAACCTTCATATGTCATGGTAACATTTATATCATTATCACTTAATTCATCAAGTTCTTTTAAAATCTATCTAGCAGTCTTTTTTGTTTTCCATAACCCGTGATAACATCTCCAGACACCTTTAGAATCATATTTAAAACGTAAATCAAACATTCTACATCCTGATAAATACTATTCTTTTAAAGATTTACTCTAAGTTTTAGCGAAAGGAGTTAATAGCCAAGAAATAAATCCTTTTCCTTCTTCACCAGTCGCAGCATCATGACAAGCTATTAATTTATTCATAGTGTTTTTTTATTAATAAGTTTTTTAGTTTATCAATCTCAGCAAATAGAAAATCTTGAGTTTCTTTAAGTTGCGAGTGTTCTTTTTGTATTTTATTACTTGACTCTAGAAGCTCAGTAGTAGATTCTTTAAGCATCTGAAGATTCTTTTTATTTTCTTTAATGCGATCTTCATGAGATTTAAAAAGATTAATGATATTTTGACCCATTGCTTTTAAATTAAAAATTTTAGCTAAACTTGGAAAACATCTATGCTCTTCATTATCATACTTTTTAATCTGTAAATAAATCCATAAGTCTTTAACCGTTAAAGTAGTACCCACAGTCATATCGTGAGGCAGTTTAAAAAATTGTTCCATACATAAATATTTTTAGTTTAATCAAAAAAAAAAACAAATTATATTAAAAACCAAAATTATTTATGATATAAATTTACAGTTAGTAAAATTTTTTAATTGTATACTAACAACTAGCCAAAACCTATCTAAACTTAAAGCGGAAGTTTTTTGACCTCCGCTTTTATGATTTTAAAAATTTTTCTTTGTATTTGTCAAGATCATCTCTGTACCAAGTCAATTCATTAAACCCACGTCTTTTTACTCCATGTGGTATATCTCCTATCTTCACTTTATAATCAAAAGTAGTTCTAGACATTCCTAAGTATCTATAAGCATCAGATTTACTCATTGGCACTTTTGATATTTCATTTATAAGAGTGTAAATCTAATCTTCATCCATTTCGCAAGAACCAGAGTCTATTCGATTTGCAATTTCTCTGAATTGATTTGCAATCATTTTCCTTATATTAGTCGTCATATATAATTCCCTTTTTTAATAATTCACATAATTCTTTTTCTTCTTGTTTAAGTGCATTTATATGCCAAGAATCTTTAAATTCCGAGTGGTTTGAAAGGATATTATATCTATCTTTTATGTCCAATCCTACAATGTGTAACGGATCTTTAACGATAGATAACATATACTTTATATATAAATAACTCGTCGTAAATATTCCTTCTCCGAAAGAATCATCACATTTCTAATAAGGATTAATACTTACTTTTATAATTTTACTTCTATCAATATTTAATTTTTCACAAAATGTATTAATATTAGTATAAGAATTTGTACTAGGTATTAATATATGTTTAACATTACGAACTATCTTTCTTAATTTTTTAAAATCAGCTAATTTAAAGAAATCATTATGTAAGTCAACAAACCATATATCACATTTATTTATTTTATGGTAATTAGGCATTCTGTTAAACATTACGACAACATCATCTGTATCAATTAACTCGGGAACATTTCCATCACAAACTACTAATAAAGGTTTGGTACAAAATAATTGTTCTTTAATAGATAAATTAGATTTATTATTCAATGGAATCTACTTCTTTTTAATCACACTTGGCTTTTTTGGCTGAGGGCTATCTGAATATGAAAGAATTTGTTGTTCAATATTTCCTTCTTCCTAGAACTTTTTAACTTTTTGTAATACGTCATTAAATCCTTTAGAAGTAAATATCAATTTATCGAAAAATGATGATTTATAATTAGTATGATGTGTCATACTTTGAGTACCTAAATTATAATGGTATAAGTATTCTTGTATGTTAGCAAATTTTGCTCCGTAATTTAAACAACAAAACTTAAAGATTGTATCTTCTCCACCTCCTTTAAAAGCACTAAAGAAAAAATCATGAGTAAACTTATCGAGTAATGATTTTCTAATCATCATAGTCCCGAATACTACCATTTCATTATTTCCTGTAGTATAATTTGCTATAATATCATTGTGATTTTCAAAGTGTGCAACATTACGATCTAAACCAGATGTTAAACTACCAACAATATCTACATCTTTATGTTCTTGTAAATATTTATATTGTTTTTCTATACGATCTAAAGAACACTCATCATCGGAATCAATATTTACTACATAATTTCCTTTAGCTTCTTTATAAGATAAATTTCTAGATTTACAAAAATTATGATCGGAATATATTACTCGAATTCTAGAATCTTTTTCACACCATTTATTTAATATTTCTTTAGAGTTGTCAGTAGATCCATCATCTACTATTACAAACTCTAAATTAGTGTAAGTTTGATTAAGTATGTTAGCAATTACATTATCTAAAAATGACGCACGATTATATGTACACATACAAACAGAAACCAATTCATTGGATATAAAATCTTTAAATCTTTTTCTATTAATTATATGTTTATAATATTTATATCTACGCATTTCTGGATTATTTTCAAAAAATGCATCAAACTAACGATGATTAGGAGCAAGATCACCTCTTACAAATCTATAACACCAGTCTTCATATGACTTTGTGAAGTAATGATTTAACTATACTTTATCGTAGTTTGGTTTATTATATTTTACTTCTGATATATTATTATTGTATACATCAACTAATCCATTTATTTCATGTTGTGAATTAAATACTTTTGCAACTTTTAAATTTACAAAAGATTTAAACCCCCAACCTTTGTCCTAATAAATGTTATTACAAGATTTTGTATATGTATTTACAATATTATCTGCGCTAAATATATGTCCATTTGCGTTATACTATTTCCAAAATAAAGCTATACCTGTGTTACTTTCATGTCCACTAATTAAAGAATCAAGAGTGTAATTATCATTTAAAAATATGTATTCATCAATATCAATAAAAGCACACCAACCTTCAATATGATGTTCATTTAAAAATTTCTAGTAAAGTCTAGTTTGTCTATGACATCCTATATCATAGTCACGTTTTATAGTAAAATAATCATCACATTTAGTAAGAATTACCTGTGGATAGTTATCTGTTATTTCTTTGTGACTTTCACTTCCATAATCTTCAAATAAATAAATATTATCAAACCCAATAGATAAATGATGTTCTATCCATTCCTTTAAATATTTATGTTCATTCTTTATTATGGAACAAATTAAATATTTCATATTACCTTCCCATTAATTTATCTGCTAATATATTAGCAGCTACATTACTCATAAAGTCTTCATTCTATTCTTTCTAAAGAATTTCTAGTATCTATCGCAACATAATATTATTTTGTTGTACTAATGATATTAATTCATCCATATTTTTAAATACTTATGTCTTCTGTTTCTTTATCTTCCTGCGTAGTTTCTTCTGTCGCTTCCTAAGTTGTAAAATCTTCTGAATCCTCCTAAGTTGTAAGTTCTTCTGTAGATTCCTAAGTGGTTTCTTCTGTAGTTTCTTGAGTTGTAGGTTCTTCGATAACTTTCTAAGCTGTTTCTTCTATAACTTCCTAATTAGCAGGATCTTCTATTTCTTCAAAATCTTCTGGTACATCTTTATGAGGTTCATCTAATAGAATACCTCCAATATAATAAGTATATCCGAGATATAATTCTTTACCTACAATTTCTTGACTTTCAATTCTACGGAAAGTCTTTCCTTCATCTGCAATTAAATGAATTGTTTCAATAGTTTCTTTTGTCATAATAATTAATTTTTAAAATTAAGAAATTGGGAATATCTTATCAACATATTGATTCCAGTTAGTAGCCGTTCTATAGGCTTCAAGAGATTCATCAGGAACGTATATTCTGGCTACGCTAAGGGCACTTTCATATAGATACGGAGGAGTTACTGCTTTCATTATAATAACACTCTCCGTCCAATCTAAATATAGTGCATGCCAGAGCAAGTCGGTTACTCTTGCTGGTATTATGATTTGTTTGATAGCTTTACAAGTCGCAAATGCTTCATGGGATAAGACTAAACTCGGGCCATCATCACTTATAGTAACAGTAGTCAATGCACTGCAATTTTCAAACCACGAATCAACCCAATTCACATCTTTACCAAGAGTTACCTTAACTACAGGGTTATTCGGAAAAGCTGTAGCAAATAAAGGAATATCTGCTTGACTATCATACTCGATTACGGTACCATCCGACAACCACACCTTTATGTATGGATACATGCCTTCTGGATAATAGTAGTATCCACCGCCACCTTTACAATATACAAGGGTATTTTCTTCCCAACAAGAATACTCATTTAAAACTATTTCACCTTTTAAATAATTAGCCGTCTCTCCACTAAAGTCAATACTAGCACCTTCTGACCAATGATCTATAGTATACTATATTCCATTAATATCCAAAGCGTTATAAATCATTGATAAATTTATACGAGAATGTAAATTACTACATATAAGTTTTCTTAAATTAACACAGTGTTCAAAAGGATTCATTTCAAATGTTTCATCAACATATTTACCGAGTGCTACTTCTACTATAGTATTATCAAGATAATCTGGATGAAGATGAGTATCTATATAACTATTTACTTTACCAGTCATATCAACAGTTCTAATATGATTAGTAAATAATGAGATAGGACGAATATTAGAAGCATAAATAATCCAGTTAGTAGCTTGACAATAAGATTTATAACTATCATCAGTAACATAAATAGTGCAGTCAGATCTAAAACTAATACTTGATATATTACATGGTGTAGTAGACTTAAATATTAAAGTTTTACATGTATCAAACACTTCAGCTCCAATACAATTAACACTGTATGGAATTGTTATAGATAACAAATTTGTACCTAAGAAGGCTTGGTCATAAATTTGTGTGACACCATTACCAAGTATAACATGTGTAAGCATGCTGCAACCTAAGAAGGCACGACTTCCTATGCTTTTTACACTGTTTGGAATGATGACTGATACGAGACTTGAGCAACCCAAGAAGGCAGAGTTGTTGATAAACTTGACGCTATTGCCAATGATGACTGATGTCAGGCCAGAGCAACGTTCGAAGGCATAACTGCCAATATTAGTGACGCTGTTTGGGATGGTGACAGACGTCAGGCCTGTGCAACCCCAAAAGGCCTCAGAGCCAATGCTGGTGACGCTGTTGGGGATGGTGACTGATGTCATGCCGGTGCATTCCTTGAAGGCACTACTTCCAATGCTGGTGACGCTGTTGGGGATGGTGACTGATGTCAGGCCGGAGCAACCATAGAAGGCATAATAGCCAATGCTAGTGACGCTGTTGGAGATTGTGACTGATGTCATGCCGGTGCAACCAAAGAAAGCATATTGTTCAATGGTTTCCACACTATTGGGAATAATAACTGATGTCAGGTTGTAACAATTAAAAAAGGCCCGCGATTTTATGAGTGTAACATTATTACCAATAGTGACTGATTTTAGACTGGAGCAGTCTTCAAAAGTAGAACCTCCGATTATGCCTATATTATTACCTATAATAACCTAAGAAACCTCACTCTTATTCTATATAGTATCATAATATATTATATTAACATCATAATTTATAACACTACCATCATTATAAATAACTTTTAAACCTTCAAATTTTGGGTCTTCATAAGGATAGTAATAAGGCTTATTTTCTCCATAAACTAAAGAATTTCCCTCCCAATAAATATGTTCTGGTAATATTAATTCTCCTTTTAAATAGTTGGCAAGAGTTTCATTAAATGTTATTTTATCTCCTTCTTTAAACTCATCTAATAAATTCTAAACTTCAGATGCATCTATTTCATCTACATTAGTAAAATCTATAGTTTGAAAGTTATTTTCACTAATAAGTGAATTATGTATATAAAATTTAAATATTGAATTTATTAAATATCCTATAGATTTACCAGCAGGAGTAAAAACCTAACTTATACACGGATATAAAATATTTGATAAATCTTCTTTAAATCCTTTTATAGAATTATACTTCTTTATAAATTTCATATTTTATTATAATTACAAATAAATTTAAACTATTCTATATCTTCTAAAGTATCTATATCAAGAAATGGAGCTTTGTTTAGTACTGTTTTAAAATTACCATTCCAAAAATCTTCATTATTATTTACTCTATTAATAAAAGATTTTCTTATTAAATATGCAGCACCATCAATCATCTCATAATTCTAACATAAACAACCTTTTCTTTCTTTACTATTTATTATAAATTTATTGTCATTTATATAAAAAATTGATCTATCACTAACTATATGAGATGTTACAACAAAATCTATATCTTCTGTCATTGCATTTAACATCTCATATAGTAATCCATTATGCTTAAATGGTTGGGTTAAAGGTAATTCAAAATAAAAATCACACTCAATATTGTTTATATATTTTCTACAAGCAGATAGATTATCATCTTTATCTGTTCTATGTTCTTCCCAACTATTTAAACCTAATTTTTCAGCAAGTTCTCTAATAGTAGAATTATTTGATAAAACAGTAGCAGTAAGGTTTTCTTGCTAAAGATAATTACTAAGATATGGTAATAAATATAAATTTTTATTAGGACATCTTTTACTTTCTCCTTTAGCTGGAATTAATATTGGTATATTATGGAAATCTTCTTTATAAATCATATATTTATTCTGTTTCAATGCCAATTTTGTCAACGAAACTTGTAGCCATGTTTATTACTGCATCTATGTCAGTATTGTGTTTATAAAGTTCTTTAGCCACTTCAAATATTCTACAATTTCTTGTAGTAGGCATTTTATTAGTAGCAAAATCAAACATCTTATTAAAAGTATCATTTACTACAGTCTTAAAGTCGAGTTGTATATTAAGATTTTCTCTAATATGTTCGTTACCTTGAGAATCTATATAAGTAACCCAATCTTCATCACTACGAGCACCACGCTCTTTAATTTCAGAATCAATAATCTCAACTTCTTCACCAGTACTTCTTTTAATAAACGTGCCCATAGCAGGCATCATGTATTTATTATTTTCCATAACTTATTTTTTAATTGTTATACATTTATTTCCTCTACCTCTTCTGCAGGTATTTCTTTGTTATCTTCCCAAACTTGTACCCAACCATTTTCTACTCTCTCGTAATGGTTAGTCGCTGTACTACTTGGTCTATCAGTCTCGGCTATCAATTCGTAGCCCTCGCTTTTGTACTTTTCGACTTCTTCTTGTGTGGAGGCCCTTACGATGACGAAGATGCCTTCCGTTTCTTTTCCTAATTTCATTGTTTACTGTTTTTAATTCACTAATAAAGTTGTCAATATTCTTGTTAGATTTGGCCTTACCTGTATATTCATGTGCTACTTTCATGGGATGTGCTACCGCACATCCAGGAATCTTCGATTATAAAGCGGACGCCCCGGCAACAGAATAACGATAGTAAGTAGTACTGCTGGTCATGTTGCCATAAGACAGACTCACGTACCATACAAGGCTTGCACCGAAACGAACGGCAGAACAAATTTCGTTGTCGAATGATGCAGGAACACCACAATTACCTCCGGCATTACTATTGAGGAATGTCGTCATGCTATTGATGATTGTATTCCTATTCACCCAATAGGCCTGCAACATCTGTTCGTTGGGCAACGTGATATTTTGATTCTCGTAGAAATCACGCAGGTAGAGGGCATAGGACACTGCTGGAGCATCGGGAATGTTATAATCAAATGTAAGCGTGGCATTACATCTGGAAAGCACAGGTGTAACTATCATCCATTTGCCATTGTAGGCATAGGCTTCAGCTCCTTTCGCTCCGTCGGTTACGACAGGCTTTGCATCGGCTTCAAGGTTAACGTCAAGACACATGACATTCATATTAGTACCATTGGCAAGTTGTGCATCATAGATGGCATCTATAATAGCCTGCGTAGGGTTGTCTCCGAGCATTATAGAATGAAGATTGTACTTAGCCAGTTTGTCTGTCTTTATGCCATTCACATAAAAATACATCTGGTCTTGGTCGTTCTCATCTTTTTCTTTAACAATGGTAACTACACCCATAGTTCCATCTTCTTCTGACGTAGCAAGACCGGAATCAATGGCTGCACGATGTCTGAACCATTCTGTTTGAGCCACCAACGCCTCAAATCGTTCAATATAGGTTTCTCCTGCGATGAAGCCACTTGCAGCGCTACGTCCAGCCTTCATTCGCCACGTAAATGGAGAGTTGGTAGTTGAGAGTATGAGTTCGTCGCCATCAACGGTTGCCTTTGCGGTAGTACCATTAATGTCATTCTTAGTATATGCCGCTGCTACTAATGGATGCTGCCATTGTGAGTGTCTTAACCCACCAGCTGTGGTAGATACCGAGCCACTTACATCATAGTATGTCTTGTGTGTCGTGTTGGCGTCATCTCTATACTTAGACTTGTGATACCACACAAAGTGATAGCCCCATGCGTTGATGTCCCAGCCTATCGGTTTAATATCTGTACCTTTGCCTTCAAGGGCATACCATTCCTCACAAGTATAAGACCTTCTGTTATCAGCATATATCTTGATGTTCTTGTTGGTACTCACGTTAGTACCTCCAAGGCTGACGATAGTAGCAGCCAGCCTTTCAGGGGCAAGTGTCTCGGGGTCTGTATAGGCTATCTGTCCTATTAGGTCCGCATAGCCCTCTATGCGCTCGTCACCTACTTGCACACCTTTGGCAATGATGGCTTCTTTGATGTTGGCCTTTGCCTGTATTATTCTTTGAAGATTTTCTTGTGTCGTTGCCATAATTATTAAATTGTTTCAAGAATTGTGTTAATGTTGCCTACAATGTCGCTTACATAATCTGCAACAGCTTTAGTAGTTGGAAATTTAGTATTATCTATATTCCCTATAATAGTAGAAACTTTGTTGTTTGCGTTTACCCAATAGTAATTAATAACATTCCCCCATTTAGTAGTGGTTAAATCAAAGAAATTAAAAGTGTTTGGGTAACCTAATCCTAAGAATCTAATAGCAGTATCATTATTCAGCTTGCTTTCTGGATAGTAATAAAGATTGCTTCTCTCAACAATAACTATTTTTCCTGCTTGAGCAGCATTCCAAGCATCTTGAGGGTCTGTTACACCATATTCAGCAAAAAATACATCTTTAACATCTAAATCACCTGAGCCTAAAATAGAATTACCATTGATAGTCTTGATATTCGTACCACTAACAAGAGTGTCTTGCTTGGCGTCTAAGGCAGTTTTGATTCCATCGCTTGTTACAGGGTTTTCACTACCCGAAGTAGGGGTATCATCTATTTCATCAGGGACTAAATAAAGTTCAGTTTCCGACTTGTCTTGCAAAGCATCATACTGTGCCTTCGTAAGTTTATTTATTATTAATTGAGTTACATTTGTATCTGTCATAATGTTTAGTATTTATTACATGTATTTAGGTAGATATTTCACTTTGATTTCCTCTCCTGCATTATAAGGATAATAAGTATCTAAAGGTCCTATATTGTCAATAAACCATTGTTGGAATTGTTCTACAGAAGTAGGTTCATTACCTGCTCCAAACATCTTTGTTAAGTTGAAAATCATATAGGATGCTACAAAATAATCATCAGTAGTATGGGCAAATGCTGCTGCGTTATTAAGGTCAAAATAGAAACCACATTTATCAGTTGACTCTGTAGCATCGTTTAAGGTTGAAATTACAGCAACCGTATCAGTGCTTCTATAGACTATGTTAGACGTAGTATTCGCAGCACTCTTCTTTGTATTATTCCATATTGCGATTAATCTTAATGTATCAAATGATGCGTTTGCAACATGATATTCTGGACAATGTGAAATACGTAAAATTTTATCCCCTGATACAAAACCATCTTGAATATACTGGTCTAACATTCTAACTTGAGCTTCACCATTCTTTAGTACACAAGTAGTATAACCATTCTCGTAAGTTTTTGTTGCACCACCTATAATTATCGGACCATTTGCCAACTGATTCCACACAATAGTAGGTAGGTCTGCTATATGTCCACTATTATCCCCTAACATAACCTTATATGCCGTATTACCTATATATAACTTTGCCATAGTTAGAATTGTCTAAAGGTTATTGTAACAAACTTGTTATTAGAATTTGAATCATCTACAAGGTCAGCATTTAATTTGTGGGTTGCATCAATCTTATCTTGCTTGCCACTCAATAATGTCGCCAAATCTGTTGAGGTTATATAATTGGCAAGTGCCGTATTAAGAGCTTGTGTAGTAACATAACCACTCAAGTCTATTGATGTGTCACCAATCTTTTGGAAATCATCATTAGCATAAACATATTCCTCGTACCTATCATTGCCGCTACCACTCGGACCTATAAGATACAGGACATTGGTTGCAGGAGTGGTAATGTCTTGCAATGAAGCATATATCTCATAGTGGAATTGTTGGATAGCACTAATCAGACCTCGAACTTCTGCCTTGGTATAGGTGTCATCCTTCAGGTAATAATTAGTAAGGTCATTTACACTTCTTGTAATGAAGTTACTTACATCAGGAATAACACCTTGTGCTATGTCGTCTATGGGTATGCCTGCGCTTGGCTTCTGATAAGCAGTTGCTCCTGCTGCAGCCCCACTACGAATAGTATGTAGATCTTCAATACGTTCTTCCCAAGAAGAGTTATTTAATTCTGAAAATCCAGAAGGCTGGTATTCAAACCATGCTATATCATTTCCATCACCATATAAATTTATAAAAGCAAATTCAACAATATTATTATCCTCTTTAACTGCCTGATAAAGATTGTATACTATCCCATTTTCATCTTCTGCATATATAAATTTACCAGCATTATATGCGTCAACAGTATCCTCAAAGCGTGTTTCTCCATATATTACTTTAAATACTTTAATATTATCTATAGCAGTCTTAACACCACCAGAGGTTACAGGATTGGATGAATTTACTGTAGGAGTAGCATCAAATGTAAGAACATCTTGCTTACCTTCAAGAAGTGCCATAAGTGTTGTTGTTGTCACATAGTTGGTCAAATCAATGCTTGTGTCACCAATCTTTTGGAAATCATTAATTACATATACATATTCTTCATATTTATCTACACCTTCTCCAGTTGGTCCAATGAGATATAACACATTACTTTTAGGATTAGTAATATCTTGTAAAGAAGCGTATATTTCATATTTAAATTGATTAATTGTTTGAATTAAACTATCAATTTGAGTTTTCGTATAATAACTACGTAAACTATTACTCCATTCAGTCCATGAGTTGGCGGAATTCAAATACCTTCGTACAAAAGTTTCAACTACTGTACCTTCAGCAGTTCCAGGTGCTCTACCAACACAAAGTATCTGAGTATGATATTCATCAGATATTTGTATTAAACAACCATTAGCATTATTAAAAATACCAGAGATATTTTGTCCAATGATAGAATACATACCCGCTTCTAGCGAATTATCATTTATCATGGATGCATTTATTCTTCCTCTGAATGTGAAATTTAATTGTTCACCCAATACTTTTCCATTCGGACCTAAACTTGCAATACCATTCGCAGCTCCTTTTTGACTTTCATTGATTAATTTATTATTTGATGAGGTACCACTGGGAATAACGTTGTTTATATCTTGTATAGATTTATCTAATGTATTTAATTCTTTTTTAATACCTTTAGATTTAACAGGATTGTCACTATCTGCCGTTGGAACATCATCAAATGTTAAATTATTTTGCTTTCTTTCTTCAAGATTTAAAAGTGCATTGACTATAACTTCATGGCCTTCGTCAACATAATCAACAACACCTTTAATTGAAGGATAGTTTACACTTGAAGTTTCATTATCTTTAATGTTATCGGTTTTATTACGAATATCCTCAAAAGAGTACCAGCGTACATTAGAATAATTATCATTATTATCTACAGTAAAGTAACCAAACTCTGCAATATCTGAAAATGATATAAAATAAGCAATGTCGTCAATTCTTTTAAATAAAAAGAACAAACTACCTTTATTCGGTTCATATCCATATACGATTAAACCTTTATTCTAAGCAGTTAGAATTTCACTAAAAGGAGTTAAACCGTAAGTTATTTTAAATGTATCTTTATTATCTTGAATTTTCTAATTTAACTAATTAAAATTAACTAATAAATTATTTTCATCTGTATCTTCTGGAATTAATTTATTTATATTATCAACTTCCTAAGAAATATTATTTTCCTATTCGATAGCTCTTCTAGTTTCTGTAGCTATTGCATTAGCATTTGCTTGTTCTGCCGTTTTTGCTCTTTCTATTTCTTCATTTAAGTCTTCTTTAGAAACTGAACTTTCTAAATGGGAAAGAATATATTTTTTTTCTTCTGGAGTTAATACTACAAATATATTATCATTTTTAATACGTCTAAGAGGACGATCACATCCATCAAATATTGGTAATTTCTCCATTATTATATTTATTTATTAATGCATAATAAGATGATCATAAATACTCTCATTTTTATCTAAAGGATTATAAGTTTCAATAAAAGATATATTATGTAATATATCGAAATACTATGCTTCCTTTCCTACTTCTAAAGCAGAAATATAATCTAGAAACTTTTTAATTGTCTTAATTTTTAAACAAATTACTTCATTCATAATATTTTATTTAAATATTATTTACGACATCCACAAGACGTATTTTCTACATTCATTATATTAACTTCATGACAAATACCATTACAAGTAGTTACTTTCTCTAATATACGTTGTGCTTCGTAAAAATTGCCCAAATCAATACAGTATTGAATACAATTAATTGCCATCCAAACTAAATCTCTATATAAAGTATCTTGTTTAGAACATTTATCCGTGCAAAGATTATTCAATATAGTACGAACAATATTATAAAAACACTTTTTTATACCACACATGTTAAACACAAATACTTCATCTTTATAAGCTAATACTTGTTCAGTAAAATTTAATTCCATCAGTTCATCTAATGAACTTAATTCTTCAAGTTCATCATTAATTACTTTATAAATTTTCTCATCTTTATATACATATATATTAGTATACTCGCTTAAATCTTCTTGCTCGAGAAACCATTCGTAAGTTGGCAAAATAATATGAATTACTTTATATAGACCATCACCTTTAAAAGGAATAATAGTTTTATCTTCATGTATCATACCATCTTTAATTATATGTTCACAAATGGCCGCACCTGATAAAGCCATATTTTCTTTAGAATCTATTTTTACTAAAAGATTCAATGTAGCTGAGTCAGTATATTTAAAAGATTCAGAATACTAATCTTTCCAATATTCTAACCCAATTATTTTCAATTTACAATCAGTTTGTTTAAATATTTTAAATATTGCTTTCATAATAAAAATTTTTAACCATTTGTTTAAAAATAATATTAATTTATGTTAAAATCAAGATTTTTATTTATAAAAATAAGTCCACTTTAACAAGTAAAATGGACTTATTAATTACCTTTCTCTTATTTCATCATTATATGGATTTCCATCATGCAACTAAGCTAATTCTAAATTAACACGCTTCTCATCATTCTCCATTTCTTTTTCCTTCCATGTTCTTTGAGTTTGAGCATTATACCAGTCTATCTTGTACTACATTTGAATCTTTTGTTGCTCAAGTTGCATTTTCTATGAATCTAATTGCTTAATCTACTACTAAGCTTCTTGCAATTGTTTTTGTGCTTCCTGTAATTGCTGTTGTAACTATTCTCCTTGTTGCTATAACTATTGCAATTGATTATTTTCTTCTCTTTGTTTAGCAATTGCTTTTTTAACTTTGTACTTAACTTCAGATAGACTTTTAGAAGTAATAGCATCAAATATTATATCTGGAGACATACTATTACTTCTTATAAAATCAGGAACTATTGACTTAATAGTCTAAAGATCTTGCATCACATCAGTACTAGTAATAATATGTATATCCCAGTCACTAACGGTAAAATGTTCTGGTAATGCAGTAAATATTTTCTAAAATTTTTCACCTAATATAATAGTACCGCTTAAACCATTCTTGTATACAATTTTTGCAATATTTAACGAATCTAATAGCATTTCACTAGTTACTAAATCCATTTGCAAAAAATACTGTTTACTTATAATAAAAGAATTATTTACACTCTATTTTACATTTGTAACAGCATCTCTTTGTTCTATTCCGTTTAATCTCTCCCTGAAAACTCCAGTAATAGATGACATAGTTTCTTCTATACTCTAAATAGCTAACTGTATTGCCTGTATTGCTTGAACTTTTACTGTATCATCAAATCCATTAAATATAGTATTTATTGGAGCCTGACCACTTGCTAGTCTACCTTCCTAAGCAGTATCTAATAATCCTATACCGCCTTTTTTATAGGCTAACCATTTCTAAATTCTTTCTGGCCAGTTTACACCTAAATTTGTCGGAATTAAAGATTCATCAATCCAGTCACCTACTGTTCCGCTATTTGCAATTAAATTATCTCTGTAATAATTTAATAAGTCATACTTATCCTAGAGTTGTATGCAAGAATTAACCAAGGAAAAAGGTTCTGTTGTTCTATTTACAAAGTATACTCCGTTAACACTTAAACTACAATATGAAGGATTATCCTATGTTCTCTATACATTCTCATTTTTACCTTTTAATATGTAAATATCTTCACCAATTCTAATAGTTTCGTATCTTTGCATAATGAAGTTTTTATCTGTTTCTATCCACTCTACTTCATAAACAGGAATTAATTTATGAAATTTTGTATATTGATTAGATGTTGGATACCCAGGAACAACTTCCTATCCAGCAAGTAATCCATTTGTCGCAGGAACACCATTATGCTCTATGTTTCTTACATAGTAACTAGAATAGTCAGACATTACATCTCTCCACTATTCTTCTATAGTGTTTAAATCTTCTTTAGACAATTCTCTGCCATATTTATTTTTAATCTGTTGCTAAGTCATCCAATGTCTTACTACAATTCTGTAAGAATCTTTGACATATGGAGATTCTAAATTCCTATCAGGGAAAACATTTAATGGGCTTAATACTTCTATATCAACATTAGATCCGCTTACAGAAGGTTTTGTTCTATAAAAAGTATATCCTGTAACAAGTAAATCTAATATTAATTCTCTTAGTTTTCTTTTTATATCTGTACTTCTAGACTACATTATGTATTCTATAACATTCTATGCAGCTATTTCATAATCAGATACAAAATTAGTATTAATATCCTCAACTAATTTATTTATTTGCTCGTCTATAGACTTATCAGTTATATCCTTTCCATCTATAAACTGCAATATTGAGTTTTTTAACTTTTTCTGTAGAAAACGATGTACTTCCTGATTTATTTTAAGCTACTTATCTCTATTTATATTACTAATTGTCTAGGTGTCTTTACATGAAACTTTTGCAATAATAGGAGTTCCTAAATATTCTCCTATTAAAGCATCTACATGTTTTTTAATTAAAGGAGTAAATTCCACACTAGTAGGATTACCAATTCCGAAATTTTCTTCAATATACCTAAACTGTTCAGCATCACGCTTTCCGTGATAATAATTATATGCTTTCTATAATTCCCATTTAGGATATACAAGCTCAGTAATTGCTGAATTAGTTTTTTCTATTAACTTCTCTTCCTTAGTCATTTATTAATATTATTTTATAATCCTTAATAATCTACTTTAGCATGCTCTGTTCTATCAATTGGAATTGGTTCACCTTCAGGATATTTTATATATCCTGTATAAAAATGATCATGACCTAAATGTCGATGTCTAATCTCTTCTTTAAAATATTTTAAAAAGTCATTCCATTCTAACTAAGCAGCAATATGAATTGGCTTTTCTTCATTCTAAAATCCTAAAGAAACATCCCAACCACCATTTAATCTCTTTATTCTTAAAGGACCAATATAACATTTACCATAGCATTCCTTGATTATATCTAGGATCACTTGTTTTAAACTATCCATAGTTAGACTCAGTATAATTTTTAAAATTAGTCTAAAAGGTTTGTCTCTTAGGTATCACACCAAATCTCTTATATCCATTTTCATCATAGTAATATCCTATATCTTCAAAGACATCTTCTTCTTGCCGCGATACTTTTGGAACAACACCTTGTAATTCTTCATCTGCTAATTCTGCCATTGCCACAGCAGCAACTATATCAAATTTACCTTTATTCTCATCTGTGTATCTATTAAACTCATCTAGCATGTCTTCAAACCATATAGTATAATAATAGTCATTTATAAAATCTCTAATTAAATCAGTCTAATGATCTATTGTTAAACTATTAGCTGGAGTTCCTATTTCTGTATTTTTTCTTTTCGTAATATCATTATAAGTCGCACTAGGACGCTTCATAAAATAATTCATGAAATGTCTATCTCTAGCCCAAGTTACCATACCTCTACGTGTGGCCTCAATATTAATTACACAATTATAATACATAGCTAAGGCAATAGCCGTTTCATAAGCTTCTCTAATATCATCAGGTCTGTCTTTATAAATAGCTACATAAGCAGGATCTGACAATCCATAAATTCTTTTCTTTACAACCATACAGAAATCAGAAGGGTCTCTAGTCTAACTAGATGTTTCAGACATGCCAATATCAATGCCGTCAATACCAGCAACATATAGATGATTAGTAATCTTTATTCTTTCTTTTACTATTCCAGTTTCTGGATCTTTCTAAGGTTGTAATGTCCATAAAGGATGCTCTAATATTCTTATTTTGCCTTGTTCTACTTTTTTCCAAATAACATCAGCTATGTTCTCTCTGGATACCTTTTTTACATTACCTTTAAAGTTAAATCTAAATATACCAGTATCTATAGGAGGACATTGTTTTAAAGCACGAATAGCAGTTAATTGTTCAGCTATATTTGCTTTATTAAACTTATTATCTCCTTCAAGCGAGAAAGCTTCCTCGCTTGTAAAACAATGCTCTGCAGCGTAGATTATTAAAGCTTTAGGATTAGAAGATAAGGTATTACGTTTTTTCTAATAATATTCTCTAGCTTTTTCTGGATCACACCAACCTCGTGAATCCATATAACCCTGTTCCCATAATAAAGAATACGCAGGTAAAAAATAGCCTGTAAGAACTTCAGAACCATCAGCAGTAAATCTATGTCTAAAAGGTAGTATATTGTGTTCCCTTGGAGCATAATAGAGATCTCGTAATCCAATTAAAGCACTACCTCTATCATCACCACCCGTCGTTATGTTATCATGTGGCTTTTTATCCACATTTCTTATACTTTGATTTGTATAAGTCCAGCGTACATTTTCACTTTATTCTTAAAGTGTCGGATACTCTTGGATAGATTATATTCTTTTTCAAGTTTCACTATCTACGCGTTACACTGTGTATATATATTATTATATACATTAGCACGGTATTCTCGTCTCAGAGTTCACCGTTTTTACCCGATTTCTGGTGGCACTTATTTTTATCGACTGTCTACCACCAAACAATATACTTCCAATTTGCTTACCAGCTACATTAATTAATGATTCTGCCTGTATGTAGGCTTTTAAAAGCCCATCCCATGAACCTGCCTCTTCTAAAATTATTAATTCTACACGTTCACCTCTTAATTTATCAGGAGAATCTGCAACAATCGTTCTAATAGAAGATTTCCAACCATCTTCAACTCTTTGACCATTTAAATATTTATAATAAGAAGCTTTCTTTTCATCATTCTTGTCAACTACTTGTCTTAGTTTAAAGAAACCACCATCTGTATCGTTATTCAGGAAAGATAATTCTCCCCAAGTCTTTTCTACTGTTACAGATAGTTTACCAGCTGTTTTAGCGGCTATAAGTGTTCTACTATCTCTAATTACAGAGTATACACGTGCAGCTAAACTTGCATTCATCTCACTAAAACCCACAATTTGTTACCGTAAAAGCTTTTTATCTTTTACTTCTTATAATTTCTTATAAGTTCAGCATATATCATCATCCTTACTAGGATGTTCCAGACTCGTGGTAGGATTATTACTCTCATTAACGTTCACCTACTATGCGTTACGGAATTCAGCGATTAACTGACTTTCCTCGGTATTAACATAGATAACTCCTTAGTCTTTACCGATTTTCCGGAATTTAATATCTAATTATTACTAATTAGTTGGCCTGGTATGTTAAGCCACGGGCTTTCATTAAGCAAGAATTTAAATTTAAACGTCTACAGAGTTCTAAGTAATGGAAATATTCGTATTGAGCAACTGAAAAGACAGGAAATCCCATATTACGTCCAGAACCTGCTGTTTCCACATTCATTACATTTAATAATTGATAATAATTTAAAAAGAAATAATTATCACCAGTTATTGTATATCCATGAGACGTCATACCGTGTATACATCTTTTATACTCTTCAGTCCAAAATTCTGAATATGCTTTAGTACCTTTTCTATACTATGTGTAATGACCTGTCTACTGTTTAGTTCGGCGAGCTTCTGTAAACCAATTAGGGTCAAAGTCTAATCCCTATGTTTTGTTTATAGGTTTATAGCCAGTTAGTTCATATGATAGACTAGCATCAAAAAAATTAATAGGATCATCTAGCCTTACGTCCCATTCTCCTTTATGTTGCTCTTTAACCTCTTTAATAACATCTTTTATCTCCTGTTCTTCTTTTCTCTATACTTCGTCTACTAACTTCTAGATTTCTTCTGGTAACTGAGTTTTTCGAGGTCTTCCTCTCTTTTTTTTAATTTCTTCCATAAAATTTAAAAATTAGGTAAAAATCCATCCTCTGCACCACCTCTAATAGAAGTAGTTTCTGTTATCTCTTTCTTGACTTGATTCTCTAAGATTACTAAACTTTCATGTACTTTATTTAAAGTAGTCATTTCAGCTTCAACATCTTTAGCTTTAAATATAGGTTTACCAGTCATAGTATCTCTTTCTTCTATATCTATATTTAAAAAATAGTCTACTAGTTTATCAACAGCACATTCTGCTGCTTTTAATAATCGTATACTTCTATGAGATTCTTGCAAAGATTTAAATTTTCTACATGCTGCTCTAAACGTTGGATCATTAAATTCTTCCTCCGTCATACTAGCATCTTCTAAAGCTGCTTCGTGTCGGTCTCTTTCGAGATAATCTTTATAAGGAGAATTCCAATGAATGGCTAAATAAATATATGTAAATTCCCTAAAGGCACGTAATTTATACTCACCTTTAGGGTCATCTTTACATTTATTTCTTTCATTATCCATTAATGCAGCAAATTCTTTTATCAGTAATATATCAGGACCATTTAATTCAACAGTACCAGATGAATTATTATATATAAAAAAATTATTCATATTAACATATTAACATTTTAATAATTATTCTTTAATTATTAATCATAATCGGAGCCTTTTATACGTGTATTTAACTCTAAAAGTCTATCCCATTGTTGTTTAGTCATTTTATTTTTATTTGTCCTAAACATTTTACTAAGTTTTTTATAATCGTTTAATTCCGTAGAATCTTTGAATTCAAATGTAGCACTTCCATCATTATTATCTTTCTCTGTATATATTATTTTATTTTTAGGTTTTGACTTATTAATGCTTTTATTATTATCTATTTGTGTACCTACTTCAGCTTTCTTAACATTACCTCCTTGTTTAAAAAGATCCATTTTAATCTAATTCATTACTTCTGAAATAGAACCACCTACTCTTTTTGATTGTATTTTATCATTAATAACAGTACCTTCTTGCGCTTTTTTAGCTTTCTTTTTACAAACTGGACATACTTTACCACCTGCCTTCATATAGGTCATTTCATAGCCTTCAGGGCATACACCTTTAAGTCTTTGAATATATTGCAATTTAGCACCATGTTTAGCAGCTTGTACAGCTTGACTTTGCATTTGAGATAATACTTTCGTCAAACCACCTGGCTTAGAAATCATATCTAACACTTCTGGCTCTTGCTATTGTAAAATTTGAACACCAGATTTTACTAATTCTTCATTACTAGCAATATCCTGTAATGCTTCTGGCTTAGTTTGTGCTAATTTCATTACTTGATTAATAGCAGTTGTAAAATCTATAGGTTTCTAATTAGCATTAGCGTAACCAATTAAACCTAAAGTTGCATATGTTAATAATTCTTCTTGTGAATCTTGTTGTTTTGTCATAGTTCCTCCTTGTTTATGTTTTTTTATATTTGCAGCATTATTCCACTATTTAGTCACAGGATCCTAATATAATATATCATATCCTTCATATTTATAATTTACCATAGTTGGCTTTCCATTTATAGTTATTTTGGCACGACCGTTATCATATAATAAATATCCTTCTGGAGTTCTAACTGCTTTAACATTTTTGTTATTATCTAGTATATTTGTAAACTACGAATTTATATTTGTTACTGTTTTCCAAGTTGTTTTATTATTTTTAATTTGGGCATTATTCGATCTATTTGTATTAGTAATTTGATTAATAGAATCAGGAGTATGATAGAATCCTAATCTTATCTAAGAAAGATTAGAAGAAAAATTAGGATCAAAATTAGTATTTAATTTTGACAAATTTGCGTTATCAATCTTTTTTCTATAATCTTCATGTGCTACTCTAGATGCATGGCCCCATTTTCCATCAATTGGTCCACTGTATAGTCCCTCGCGTTGTAAAAATCTTTGTCTAGCTTTTACAGCTTCTTCACTATTTAATCCATATTTACTTGCAATCATTCCCCATCGTGTTTCATTCCATTTTGGAACAACTGGAGGTGTAAGAGTAGTAAGTATACTATTTGGGACTAAACTATCTTGACCTGTTTTGACTACAGTATTTTCTTTAGGCTTATCAGGAGTTGTTGCTGATGTTTCATTACTAGGAACTTCAGTTTTTGTCTAAGGAACACCACCCCAAGAAGGCTATACCGAATACCTATTTTTACCAGGAGCAACCATAGCCCCCATTACAGCACCTGTAGGACCAAGAGCTAAACCACCTAAAATAGGAGCAAAATAATGCCAGAAATTAGTTTTATTTCTAGTTAATGTACCATCACTTCCTAAAGTATACTATTTTCTTCTGGCGGCTGCCCACCTCTTTTGCTCTTCAGAAGCTTTGTCTCCTAAAGCTTCTATTTTCCTAACTGTTTCTAAAGTAGCTTGATTTTTAGCTTCACGCCTAGATATTCCATTAGCCATTAACTATAATTTTCTAGCTTTTCTAGATAAACCAGCTCTTGTTGATTTATCAAAATCTGTTTCATCTGTACTTTGCTAATTAGGAGATACAACAGGTCGTGTTGCACTTTTAGTTACAGGAGTTGTAGAAGTAGGCTAATTATAAATAGTTTCATCATGAAAAATTTTATCTTTTTCATATAACTACTCTGGAGTAAGTCCCGTAGAAGTTACATTATTATCCCTTAAAGCCATAATTAACTTAATTTAATAAGATCTTTAGTATTCCATACAGCTTCCTAAAGTTCTCCATTAGTAGTAAACCAACGGCATCTAATGCCTTTTAAAATTCCATTCTAATCTTCTTTATTCTTAAAGATGGATGTTTCTTTTCTAACAACCATCATTATAGGTTTGTTCGGGAGATCGTGTTTTATCTAACACAAATCTCCTGGAACAAAATATATTTTATCTTCTTCGTTTATCATAGTTATAATTTTTATTTATTTGCGTAACAAGGACGCTTATCCAAATCATTATTTACGATTGCCATTATTCTAGTTTCATTAACTAAAACAAGACCTTGCTTGAAGAAAGGAATCATTACTTCTGAAGTTTTTGTCCAGAAAATAGTATCACCAGCTTGTGCATATTTACATTCTGGGCCTACTTCTATAATTACACCAGTTTTTATAAATGCTTCTTCTTCTTCGTATTCTCCTGTTTCATTAGATTTAACAACAGGAGCCATACCTCCAAGGTCTAAAATAATACCACTATCAGTTTTCTTAATTTTTTGAAAAGGATTTTGAGCATAAGGTTTCACAATAACATAATTACCAATAGGCTTCATTTGTAAGTTTTGCAAATCATTACTTAATTCTTTTTGGCAATTATTGACTAATTCTGAATATTTATCAAATTTCTCAATATATTCGTCAACTTTCTGATTAAATTTTTCCTTTGCTTCCCTAATGAAAGTCTTCTCTGCAGACTCTCCATTTACTACAAAATGCTTTGCAGCAGATTCTAATCCAGTTACACTTCTAGCTAGCTTCTCATTTGAATTTAAATAAATTTTCTCTTCCATATTATCATATTTTTAAAATTAAACATATTACCATTTGCCAGCAGGACATTCTTCAGAAGCAACTGCTGTTTTAAAACTTAACTTGCAATTACAACCTCTTACATATCCCAATTTAGGTTCAATACTCACATCATCTGTCTTCGGATTTATCCATAAATTTCTATTACAAATACCACCTATCTTTGGTGAATAAATAGGACATTTCTTACAAATATCCATTCTAAGTTCAGACATAGTTTTATTTATACCCAGTGAACTATTTATAACACCTTCTGCTATATGTATAGGATTAATCATAACTAATAGGTTTTCTTCTTTCTTGTTGATTCTTCTTAATTATCTGTTTCTTATAATACGCTAACATTCTTTCAACGTCATGCTTTCTATATTCACAATGATATAATGTATTATTACCATTATGATCATAGTGATTTATAATTAAATCTTTAATCACAAAATCAGGATTAACTTTTTGCAACATCCAAGCATAAGTAGATAACTGCATAGTATAAGTATTAAAGTTACAGTCATCTAAGTTATTCAAAGGATATTGCATCTTCTGAGAAGACTTAGTAGATGAATCATAGAATCCCTTCAAGTCTATTTTTTTATTACTGTTATGAGTTGGAATCATAGAATACCCAAAACAGTAAGTATGAGATGGACTATCTACAGATATACATTGTGTAGGAACTGTTTCACAAGGAACCACAGATTTTATTATTCTAAATGAACACTTATCCATTGCTGGAGGAGTGATATTTTGATTTCTAGTTAAAAAAGGATTTATATCCATAGAATTAAAACACACATTCCAACCTTTAAATTCTTTTCCATTACATTTATTAGTAGCATCAAATATAGTAGGCTTTATTCCAAGAGTAGCAACTAATTTTATAAGATCTTTAGCTTGCTATTCACTGTCAGTATTCATAACGTATCTATGCCTAGTAATATGATAATATCCATCCGTATCCATTAATCCTCGTAATAAATCTAATCTTTGTTTAAACGAAGCTCTTAAATATTCTTCTGGAATATGTTTATTAAATAACAAATTTAAACTTTTTAATTTTGACGTAAGACCTATTACAGTTCTAGTTTCCACATTTTCACGATTTGGGTCATGAACAACATTATTTCCTAATTTATAACCTCTTGATTGTATTTCTTCCCAAACTTTAGATCCTTTTTGTTGCGTTATTAAACCACAACCTTTATAACCATCGCCTAACCAACAACCAAGCATATACGGATCAATTGGTAAATTTTTATATTCTAAATTTAAAGGTTTAACATTTAAAATTTTAGGAATATCTGTAGACTGTTTTTTTGGTTTTTTATTAATAAATTCTAAATAACCACATAATTCTTCAGTTGTAAAAATCTGTTCTTTATATTTATGTCCTTTTTTACCAACTTTTGCAAAAGAAATTACCCATCTATGATCACTGTCTGCTATAATTTCTTCTGAATTATCAAAAGTTATCTTATAACAAGGATTATGATGTATTTCAGATTTACATCTGACTGTACATAAATTTCCATCTTTATCGAAAACTTTATCTCCAATTTCTATATCTTTCATTAACTTAAATCCAGATTCTGTTGCTATTGGAGTGTCTAAAGGCAACCCTTTATGATCCGCAATAGTGATTTCATTACCTGATTTAATGATTAAGTCGATTTGCCCAGCTAGGCGTAACAACCCATCCTTAGATTTGAAATATATCAAGTATTCTGGATATACGCCGTAGGGCAAATCCAAATCTGAATAATCTTTAATGCATGTGAACTTGCCACCTACGCCAAATTTTTGTAAGTCTATGTTTGTTCCTTTTTTATAAAAGGAATTTTCTATTTCTAAGTGCATCGCAGTGCCTCGTTCACATGCTTTGTTTTTGTTTTCTTCCCAAGCATCTAAAATGCCTTGTTGTACTTTATTAAATTCCACTTCTGGAATATTATATAAAGATAGTATACTTTTATCAAACTTTTTCCTCGCTCGTAACGACTTTTTTTCAACAGCCCACACGTCAGAAGGTAATAACTGTTCAAGTGCTTTCATAGCACTATTAAATTCCGCATCAAATGGCTGACTGAAACCGTGAATTAAAGTAGTTACAGATATATATTTACAATTAGGATCATTTTCTTCAAAATAAGAATGATCTTTTTCTCTAAAACATACTCCGTTGTTTATTTTATCATATTCCATATTACATTAACATTAACATTATTTACACATAAATATATTATTTCTCGTTGTGAGTTGATTTAAAAGCATATATTTTATATCGGTATGTATAATCTATACCTAATAAAGCTCCAACAAATGAGCATGCTTCTCCAAATGCAATTAGTAACGAATTATCAATAACACCTAATGGAGGGACAATAAAACCTGCTATTAATAATCCACATCCGATTAAAGTTACTAATCCTGCAATTACCAACTACACCATGAGCTTAACATTTTCTGTCATGCTGTTTGTAAAATTAATTTTATTAATACTAAATAATCTATATAAAATTTTTATCTATACTTATAATATTTTATTTAAAAATAATTTGCATATAGTTTTGATTATTACAATAATAATTATATATTTACAATAAATCAAATTATTATTAACATAAATTTAATTTATAATGAAAAATTATTTTA